CGTCGGGCTGTTCGGGTACAAGGTTACGCATTCCTCGGGCAACCCTGGCACCGGCTGGAATGTGGAGCTGCGGACTCCGGCCGGCACTGCGTCCTCGGCGCTCCGGTCCAGTAAGAAGGATTTCAACCTGCCGGTGTTGCGGGGCAAGGTCCTGGTCCAGTGGGGGGACCGGTATCAAGCCGGGGCCGTGCTGGGCCCCTCGACGGCGGCGGATCTTTCGCACGACGTCGGGCCGTGGGTTCAGGATCCAGTCGGCATTCAAGAGTTGGCGGACTGGCTGAGCGGGCAAGTCGCGGCACCTCGGCCGGTCCTGCGGGACCTGGACGTGGTGCCAGATCCGCGCCGGCAGCTCGGCGACGTCGTGTGGGTGGAAGATCCGGTTCTTTCGCGGTTCCGGTGGAAGGTCATGCTTACCAAGATTTCGACGGAGGTATCGGCCGGGAAAATGAGCCAAACCATTGCCGGGAACGTGCTGACGGTCGAGGCCATGGCCGGGCCGTCTAACGAGGCGCTGGACGCTTTGGCGGGCGCGTACACTAACGCGGCTTTTGACACTCTGTGGGCTGACGCGACTAACGCGCAGCTTGACTCTGGGCCTTTGGGAAGGGGCTAAACGTATGGGCTTCGTAGGGCCTTGGAATATTTTTACGATTGCTAGTAGCGATCTTGTCAAGCGGGTCGCTGACTGGGCGAGCCTGACGACTTCAATCAATACGGCGCTGTCTACCGTGGCGCAAAGCGTTACGGACCTCGGGCCGGGGTGGGCTCCTCAGCGGAGCGTGCCGGCGGCCGGTGACTTGAACACTTACACAACGCCGGGCGTCAGCCGGATTTCGACGCCGGACACTGGCACGATTGCGAACATGCCGCCGGGGACTCGTGTTGCTTCGGAAGTCGAGAACATCACTACGGGCACCGGCTCGGACTCCATCTTCGTCCAGAAACTCACTGAGTCGGGGGATGGGGGGCGGCAGTTCTGGCGTCCTAAGTTCACGTCCGGGGGCACGTTCGGGCCGTGGGCGTACCCTGGGTGCGCGAGCGTTCCGGTCACTGAGTGGCACGTGTTCCTCGCGGTCGGTCAATCGAATATGTCCGGGCGTGGCATCGTTTCGACTGCGGCCGGTGGCAAGTACATGCAGACGCGTATTGCTCAATTCGGGTATACGCGCCGGGTGCTGGAGACGGCGACGGTTCCGCTTGACATGCACGATACGTCGTCCGGGCTTTCGCCGGCGTCGGTGTTCGCTAATGCGTATCTCAAGAATCAGCCGGACCATGTGGGCGTGCTGCTCATTCCGGCGGCTCATGGCGGAACCGGGTTTACCACCTCGACGACGACACAGACGTGGACTCCTGGGATTACGACTAATCCGCTTTATGATCTGCCGGGGCAGGCTGTCAAGCAGGTCAACGACGCGCTGGCGGCCGTGGCGGCTGCTGGGACGACGGTGACGGCGAGCCTGAAGGGCATCCTCTGGCATCAGGGCGAGGACAACGGCAGCATGAGCACCGCGACTTATGCAACCAACCTTGACGCGCTGATTAGCTACTTCCGGACCCAGTTCGGCAACCTCGCGTTGCCGTTCGTGCTCGGGCAGATGGTGCCGGAAGGTATCGCGGCTAACTCTCCGGGGCGCGCCAATATCGACTTGGCTCACCAACAGACGCCGAACCGGGTGAAATATACGGCGCTCGCTCCGGCGCGCTCGAACGGTTACAACCCTGGCGATACAACGCATATGAGCCAATTGGGCGTTGACTATCTCGGCCGGGGCTACATGGAAGCTTTCGAGGCTGCCAAACGGAACACTGAGGGCGTCATTACGTGGGCGGAGACTGCGGGCCGGCAGGCAACCATGTACAACCACGCGACTGCGGCGGTCCAGACGTTCTACGGGGACACCGGGGAACGCGACGTTTCGGCGCTGTCCTCGAACACCACGGGGCAGATCAAGCTGCGGCGCGTGGGCAGCCTGGTCGAGCTCCATCTGGACGGGGTGGCTCCAACGGCTGACGCTGCCCAGCTTGACATGCTGACGCTTCCGCTTGGCTTCCGTCCGGTGGGCAGCGGCGGGCGGCGGTACTGGGTCGTGGCGTCTGCGGCCGCGCTCCTACGGTCCGGGTATGTCTACGGTGCCGGCATTGTCCGGATCTTCAACGCGGTCGCGGCGACTGATTCCTACCGGCATACCTACACTTTCAGCACTGCTGACGCGTGGCCGTCCTCGCTGCCGGGCTCCGCGCTGGGCACTATCCCTAACTAGGAAGGTACGAAATGCGGTTAGTTTTCAAACTGTCGGAACCGGCGGCCATAACGGCGCTGCAGATCCTCTCTCACCTGACGGCGGCGCTTGCTGGCCTGCTGGTGGTGTTTAACGCGTTTCCGTACCTGTTCCGGGGTGTGGATCCGGTGCTCGCGTTCGGGGTCGGGCTTGTCCTGGCCGTGGGCGGGGCGATCGGTGCCGGCGCGTGCATCCGGGGCGTGTGGTGGCTGGAACGTGTCGCGCTCATGCTGGTCGGGCTCGGTTGGGTGCTGCTGGTGCCGTCCGTGCTCGCGGTGCCGATATTCCCAATGATAAAGGCGTTCATTCTGCTTTTGCTCGCGGTCGCATTCTTCGACGTCTGCAAGCGTTACCGGCGGATTGATTGGGCCTATCTGGACCCTACTAAGTAGCTCGAAAATTGGAAGGGTTCAAAATGACGCCGGAGCTGATCACGGCAATTATCGGGGCTATCGGCCTGCCGGTGATTGTTCCAAAGCTGATCGACGGTTTACGGGCGAGGCGCTCCGGCCGGGCCCTCGAGGAAAAAGAGAAAAACCGGTGGATCGTTCGCCGGCTTGCCAAGACTGAGGCCGGCTGGGAGTCAGAGATTCTCTACCGGCGGGCAGTCGAGGAGTACGGCTCCACGCTGCGGCGGCTGCTCATAGAGGACTACGGGGCGGACGCTGAAAAGCTGCCGCCGTGGCCGGTCCGTAAGTAAGCAAACAAGTAGGTCCCGAGTTCATCAGCTCGGGGCCTTTTTTCATGCCAAAAAAGGGGCAGAAATGCGACTTTCCAACCTGGCGGGGGCCCTGCGGAAGTACGGGCTAACCGTCATTGAGTGCGACGGGTTCGGGTCGCGCGGGTACGCGGGTCAGGACCTTCAACGGCCGCGGGGTGTCCTTTGGCACCATACGGCGACTAACAGGGCGCGCTTCTACGCTGCGGACGCTCCGACGTTGGCTACGTGCATCGGGGGCCGGCCGGATCTTCCGGGGCCGCTGTGCAATGCCGTCCTCGGCCGTTCCGGGGTGGTGTACCTGGTCGCGGCCGGGGTCGCCAATCACGCGGGCAAGGGGTCCGCGCCGGGGATTCCGAAAGACGCGGGCAACCACTACCTGTTCGGCATCGAGGCGGAAAGCTCCGGCGTCGTGCCGTGGGACTGGACGGCGGACCAGCTGCGGGTCGCTCCGGTTCTCGGCGCGGCGCTGGAGCTGGAGCTCCTCGGCTGGCTTTCGGCGGAGGAGCGGCTGCAGCTCGGGCACCTCGAATATTCGAGCGAGGGCAAGATCGATCCGGCCGGCTGGCCGGGGGGTATGGACGGGCTGCGCGCGTCCATCAACAGCAAGCTGGCGGAGCTCGCCGGCGGGGCCGGTGTGGTCGCGCTGGGAACCGTCAAAAAGGAATCGGCGGCCGTTGCGGCGGTGCCGGAGGAGGTCGAAAAAATGCTGATCATCAGCAAGGAAAAGGGTTCGCCGGATATTTGGATCGGCGACGGCATCACGCGCCGGAAGGTGCCGGACGTCGCGGCGCTGGAGCATCTGCGGAACCTCGCGAAATACGGGGCGCTGAACATCTTCGAGAAGGGCGCGACGCAGTCTTTCCCGCTGGTCGCTCTCGGTGAGCCGGTGAACCATGGGTGAGCATCTGGCGTTGGTGCCGTCTCAGGTCGCTCGGCCGTGGCGGGCGTTCTGGCGGACCGTGTGGGCTGTCGGCCTGCCGGCGTTCCTCCTGGTCCTCACTGTGGGGCCGGCGGTGTTGCAGATCCTCGCGGACGAGCTCGGCGCGGTGCTTCCGGCCGGGTTCATTGCCTGGCTGCTCGGCGCTGCCGCGCTGCTAACGGCTCTGGCCGGCGCGGTAACTCGGATCATGGCGCTTCCGGGCGTCAATAACTGGCTGGCGAGGTTCCGACTCGACGCCGGCACCCCCGAGTCCGTTTTGGAGGACGAAAAAGCGTGACGGTAGCACTCAAGGGCATAGGGTACGACGGGCCAAAACGGATCAACCAGCTCAATACGGCCGGCGGTCCGCTGGGCTGGTATTACGACTGGGGCCGGCAGCCGTCCACCTCGGACACTTACCCAAAGACCACGGACGTTCCGTTCGTGCCGATGATTTGGGGCCGCGGCAGTCTTGACGCGGGCGGGGTGGCGGAGGTCCTCGCGGGCCTGCCGGCCACCGGGGCGAAAGAGTGCCTGGGGTTCAACGAGCCGGACCACGCGGAGCAGTCCAATATGACTCCTCGGCAGGCGGCGGACCGGTGGGCGGAATTCCACGCGCTCGGGCTGCGGCTCGGCGCGCCGGCGACTGTCTCGCCTAACAGTGCGTGGATTGACGAGTTTATGGAGATTGCCAACAGTGAGAAGCTGCGGGTGGACTTCATGACGGTTCATAGCTATACGGACCCTTCGGTGTCCGGGTTCCTGGGCAAGATTGATAGCCTCTACGCGCGGTGGAAGCGTCCTATCTGGGTTACTGAGTACGCGGTCGCGGACTTCACGGTGGCACCGGACGGGCCCAAATCAACGCGGTTCAC